AGGCGCATAATGGGGGCGGGGTTCGCATATGCGTTTCGGGTAGGCACACGCGGCGGGCGCAGTCATATATAATCCCCACCCTATATATTTCTCACATATATTTGCAAAAAACAACATCATGAAACCAAAGAAGCGGGCTGAAAAAGACAACAAGAAATCCTTAAAGAGGATAAAGAGGTACGTCAAGGGGATCGCGAGTGGGTCTACTGAGGCTTACGACGAAAAGCTCAGAAGAAAAGCCAAGGTCAAAGACCTCTCCAAGCTGAAAAACAAGAGGTAATCCACGGCGCTTGACTATGTCAAAAAAAACCACTACCTTTGCTTCGCCGAATCAGGCAAACAGGTTGTGTCAAGCCTCCCGCGATAGGGGGGTGTATGTACTTAGATTCGGTATTTAACCACAATTCGGGAAGCTTATGCGCACAGCCAAAGGGCCATCTAACCTTATGTTCTCTGGGTTCCCAGGCCCAAACCTCAACAGCGACATCCTTATTGACTATATAGTCGATACCAGAGGTGGTGATCGTGATATGTGGCAGAACGTTGCCGATATGATTGCTTACCATGAGACTGGACCACATCAAAGAATGGACCCTAGAGCGAGACAGATCACAGAAGGGGGTGGTCAGGGTCCTGGGAGGGGGCTGTTCCAGTTTGAGGACAGTACCGCTTCAGGCTCTTTCGATACAGCCAAGCAGAGGTATAGGAACACCATAGATGCGGTCAGGGATAAGGGGTATGTGTTGGAGCTGGATCCAGATATCATGTCGGCCAGCAATGCTGACCAGCTTACTGAGGACCAGCAGAGGGCTATCTTCTATGCCAACCTGATACAGGGGCCTGCATCGCTAAAAGATTATGCCGAAGGGAAAATGAGTCTAGAGGACTTGTGGCTGAAAGGGCATAAGCTGGTGGAGAAAGAAGGCAATAGAGGTAGTTTCAGGGAGAGTGTATCCGATGCACAGGAGAGAGAAGAACCGATTGAAACCGTAACCAGAGAGAACGGGGGTAGAGTTGTGAAGTACCAGCACGGAGGCAAGCATGACGGGGGAGATGAGAAAAAACCTGGTGATGTTTATCGAAGAGACACAGACCCATCGCAAGAGTTCCTGAATGAAGCGGCCTTAAACCGTAGAGAGTTTGAAGGAGGCCGTGGAGCACAAAGATTTGGAAGCAGACCAGATCCTAGAGAGGGGATACAGCGAGGAGCGGCTAATCCGTACTACATCAAGGAGGCAAACGAGTATTACCGAGATGTGTATTCAGACCCTGAGGTCATTGCTAAAATCGCAGAGCAGATCCACATCCCGTACCCAGACAGTTTTTTACAGAAAGTCGGTGATTATGTATATGATAATTACGACTATCTGGGGAGTATTCTAGCGTCAAGCGGCTTCATGCCTACGGATCTTAATGATCATCGCCTGGATGATTTAGAATATGAGTACCCAGACGCAGGTGTTTACGACAACCCTCGTACAAAAGAGGAGGCGGATCAAAAGCGTCAAGCGCTCGCTGAACTTTTGGCTCGACGCAGGAGAGATATCATGTCCTCTAACTCAGATATGTTCTTCTCTCCAGACCTCCCAGAGAGTGGCGGGTATGCCTCCCCCAACCCTAGCAGTGCTGGCTCTGAGCAAAATCCATATTGGATGGGCCTGAGCACGATTCAAAATAGAGGCACAAACCAATTACAGGTTGACGGTAGAAGAGGCATTCGGAGTGAATTAGGCACAACGACGCATGAAATGTCACATGCGCAAGATCGTGGAGGCCGTTATCTAACTGACGGGTTTATTGATTATGTCGGAAAAAACAAAAAGTCAGAAGAAGAAGCCGCCTTAAACAAGGATGATGGTCTTAGAGGAAACTACAGGTATCTAACACGGCCCACAGAGGTCATGGCTAGGCTCAACGATGTCCGAGAGCGTATGTACCGAGATGGAGGGTATAGACGGTGGGAAGACGTGCCTTTTGAAGTCAAGTCATACATTGTCAAATCATCATCAGGATTAAAGGATTTGCAATCCGTTTTTGGTGATGAGGAAATAGTGGAAATGATCAACAACTACTACGACAAAGGGGGCCGTGTGAGTGATAAGATTCGTGTACTTAAAAAAGAAGGTAAGCCTCAGAAACAGGCTGTGGCCATTGCGCTAGACATGCTAAAAAGAGGTAAACTTTAATTGATATATTTGCATCATGGCAACACTTACAGTAACAATAAAAGAGGAGATCGTACTGAACGATACCGAGCATGGTTCGGAGACGGTATTCAGTGATACGAACATTACTGAGTTCTTCGAGCGGATCGTGAGATGTCCCCACACTTCAGAGACAACTCTGTTGACGTTCGGATCTGCAGCAGGTGGAAACACGTTTATTGATACCAACTGTGAGTACGTTCGCGTCACAAACAATGACCCGACTAACTTCGTAACCTTGAGGATTCTCGGAAACAGCGAAGAGTACTTCGTAAAGATCGAGCCCACGGGTTCATACCTTCTTTTCAATGATCAGATGGACGCCAACGCCAGTGGATCTCAAACTGCATCTCTGGCTAACATCGATGAAATCAAAGCACAAGCCGACACGGCTACTTGCCAAGTCGCAATATTCGCAGCAGCATGAAGATAAAACAGTACAAAAAGGGCGGCAAGATGTGTTCTTGCGGCAAGAAAGCCGCAGGTAAATGCAACTGTGGCAAAGACAAGTCTTACGGAATGGGCGGTAAGATGAAGTATAAGAAGGGAGGTAAGTTCCCCGACCTGAACAAGGACGGCAAGATCACCAAGGCCGATATCCTGATGGGTAGAGGCGTAGGTATGAAGAAGAAGAAGAAGTGAAGCCAAAGCATGCCCTAGCCCGCGATGCGGGGAAGATGAAGGACAAGCGCTTCAATAAGATCTTCTCCAAAGCCTTTCAAGAAGCCCCAGACGAGGTCAAGGACAAGATTATGGCTGCTATGCAGCAACCCAGCATAGTGCGAGGCGAGATGAACATGGAGAAAATGAACGCCATGACTGACCTCGTGCAAGGATACTTGAACAGGAGAGCTAAAAAGAGGACTGGAACAGCAGCAAAGGCGGTCGTTCCTGGGCTCGTTGGGTCTGCTATATCCGCTACGGCTAGACAACCGAGGTATGTCCCTGGTCCTGCAGGGTCTACCGAACCCACTAGATTGACTAACATGCAGCGTTTCGCAAGAATGCTCGGACTCGGACCATACTAATGAGAAGCATAAAGAAGCCCGTAACTAGAGGTAAGCGTAAAAACGTAGCCCCTCAGAACCCTAGGTTCCTGCCGCCTGCACAGATGCAGGGTCAGGGATCAATGAAGAAGCCAAAGGAAAAGAAAGAGCGAAAGCCGAAGGTCAAGAACCCTGGCCGAGGCCGAGGTATGGCTACTGGCGGGCGACGGAAGCTGGGGCGGGCCGTGGATGCCTCTTGCCGCAAGCCTGGCTGCTGATGGGTAGCAAAGGTTATTTTAATCCACGTAAAAAAAGATTTAATGAAGCTGTCAAAAAATCTGTCACTGAAAGAGGCAACAAAAAGCATTACGGCTTTGCGGCTCGGAATAGACAACACCCCAGACGACCAGGTGATCAACAACTTGGAGCTAGTAGCAAAAGAGATATTCCAACCGATTAGAGACCACTTCGGTGTCCCTGTAGCCGTTACATCTGGCTATAGATGCAAGGAGTTGAACTCCGCTATCGGAGGGAGCAGAACCTCTCAGCATATGGCTGGGGAAGCTTTGGATTTGGATGCTGACGTATACGGGGAGATCACCAATGCGGATATATTCAAGTTCATATACACTCACCTGGATTACGACCAGCTGATCTGGGAGTTCGGTGACGACAAAGAACCTGCCTGGGTACACGTATCGTATAAGCGTGGCAAAGGAAACAACAAAAACAGAGCACTAAAAGCCGTCAAAGAAGACGGTAAAACCACATATATACTGATGCAATGAGAAGATCAGGATCTAAAGGAAAAGTAAGCAGGTCTTCTAAGGCGTCTGCTTTAGGAAATAGCTTTAAAAAATCTAATTTCGATAACAGAGAGTTCTTTCCTTCAATTCATTATGGAATATTTGACTTCGTTAGAGATGAATCCCCATCGAATGTGCCATTAGTTGATAGTCCAAACCTAAAAAACTATATGTTCGTTGCAGAATCTTCTGGCGGCACTGCTGCAGAAGATCCAGTTTCTAAGATTTGGGTTTATGATGTCTCAACGCCGTCTGCCAACCCATCCAGTTTCGTTTGGACTGTTGATTCGTCTGATGTTCCAGATTTTAAAAACGCAAACGAGATTATGATAAACGGTAATGATATTTTTATTGTTTATCATTGGAGGCTTTCCACTCAACCTATAAATGACTCTAATCCTAGCAGACTTGTTAAGTTTACTAATGTGTCTATTGATTTTTCTGGAGAGAGTGTTAGTTACGACAGTGCGGAGGATATAGAGCTCACTGGGCTAGCTAGTGTTCACCATATAAGTAAAGACTCTACTTATGGGTATGTTACATGTAGAAGAGATCTAACTGCATCGCCTTTTGATTTTGAAACAAAGATTGGTAGATTTTCTTTATCTGAAGCTCTTTCATGCACTGCAATAAGTATAGTTGATGGCGGAAAGCTAGCCGACGGTACTACTGACTTTGAATGGTATGGAGATCTTTACGACGGTGGTGCTTTTCAACAATTTAACGGTATTGATTATTATGGCGGCGATGACGCTTCCGTTCATGGCAACTACATGTATTTACCTGTTACGGCAGTAACTGTTGATAATGGAGTAATTAGCAAAAATAATCCTAACAGGAATGAAGCTGATGGAATAGGAAGAGTTGACCTGTCAGATATTGAAAACACATTAGAGTTAGTTTTTGCTATTGATACGGGCTACTTAGGGCATAGTGCGAGTACAAATTTTTACGTTCCTTATATGTATTTTAAATCAAAGGATAGTTTTCTATACGTTTACACTTCTCGTGTATCTAGTAATCACGTTCTTGTTAAGATAGATCTGTCTAACCCTGCGAAAAAAACTTATAAATCTTTAAAATCTGTAATGGACAAAGCTCCAGGAGGTAGACATGGATATGCTCACTGTCTTCGTATTTGGAAAGATAAAATTGTTGTCACTAATGCTGGACATGGATTTGTGGGGGTGTTTAATCAATCAGACCTTTCAGAGGTTGGTCACGTATTTATGGAAAATCTTGAACCATCCTTATTAGGGGTTTCAATTACTGACGATATTGCCGTTATTGGAGATTACGTTTATCTTCCCCTTGAAGGAGGCGTTAAAAAGTTATACTCTTTGAATTTGAATGAAATTAATGATCCAACATTAACTGAGATTCAGGAGGTTACAAATGACCTGTATGCAGCTGTTTACTACGATAATATAATGTAAGATGCCAATAGTACCAACACCAACAATAGATCAAATCATGGGGGCTGAGATGTTTTCTTACGAAGAAAGAGTCGATATTGCGTTTTCTTACGGGTACACGGAGCAAGAAATAATAGACGCTGGTTATAGCGTTTAATTTAAAGCCCTGTAAAACCTTTGAATCATAAGCCTTGCTTTCTGCGTCAGTGCATATCTGACTCGGTAGTTGAATTTAGTCTCTTCTCTAAAGAGGTGGTCTTCAAGGTTTTGTGACGGGGTAAGTTTATCAAAGTACTTGTGTATATACCCTTCTTTCATAAGTGGGTACACGATCCTATCCCCCAAATGCTGCTTGGTCATACCATATTCTTTTGCGCCGTAGTCCAGAGTGAAGAACTCTAGGTCGTAGGCCCACAGCATAAAGTACATTTCCTTTTGGAATATGTCGTACTTGGATTGAAAGTCCAGTAGTGTGGATCGCAGGTTCTTTAAGTAATTCTTGGATATGTCTTTCTGACGTAACTTTGATACGTCACGGAACATTTTACTTTTGTTCTTCATAATAAATTCAAATGACAAAGACAGAATTCCTACTTGAGTTGACAGATATAGCCACTCAGCTGGATCAGCTCCTCGAAAGATACGGCAAAAGGGAGGAGATTATCTCTCTCATGCTTACTGGTGCGATAGAAGAGACTGAGGACGGCGATAAATATATAAAAGCTGTGTACGGGTATAACATATACGACGAGAATGAGCTCGAAGAAATACTTCAGTTCATAAGAGACAGCTTTAAGGGCGATGCTGGTCCAGACCTAGGTGGGTTTGACGTATTCCTGAACTGATGGACGGTCTTATTCGTAAAATCATCATAGGGCAAAACCCTAAGGATGCCATGGCCTATTATGTCGGCATGAAGGCAGGCATGGGCAAGGTGAGCACCATAGTCTTTGACGAAGAGGCTTTCCACAGGTTTGACGTTAAGAGATACCTCATCTACTTGCAGACTAACGAAGGGCAGGTCTTGTGGAAGTCTGTCGAGAATATGCCTGTAATTATTGAACTTGATTTAAATTTCTAATGAAACCTTTTGATCTTTTTATCGTCGAGCTAGAAAAGACGATCAACGACACGATTAAGACTGAGTCGGGTCTAGAGCTGTACGTAGACAGCAAGTGGAATGAGTTTGAACACAGGGTTACGGAGGGTCCAGTGGTGGCCGCCCCATTCAAATACGACACTGGTGTAGAGCCTGGGGACACCCTGTACTTTCATCACTTGGTTGTCATGAATGACGGCCAGGGTTTGACTGGGTTTGAGAATCACTACTTGGTGAGGTACAATCCAGAACACGCAGTCAACAATCAGGCTATAGCGTTTAAGAACAAGGACGGTGAAATCAATCTTCTTGGGGGTTGGACTTTGCTCAAGCCCGTAGATGATGAGCCAGAAGACGAAGTCGCGGAGGCCATTATTGAGGTGATTAGACTCGAAGAGACGGATAAGATGCGAGGTGAGCTGGCTTTTGAGTCAAAACATACCGAGGAGCTGGGTATTAAGAAGGGAGATATAGTTGGGTTCAAGAAGAATATGGACTATCGCATCACGATTGACGATCAACAGTACTATCGCGTGCGTGCAGAGGACCTTCTCTATGCCGAAGTCTAAATTCACCACCCTGGAGGCTGCTGTCCGACTTATGGATAGTATGGAGGCAGCCATAAACAACATGATTGAAGAAGTCAAGAAGCCTGTCGACCCAGAGCTCAATGGAGCGGGTCGAAAAGCTGAACTATCTTCGATTAAGCAAACGGCTCTCGATTGCAAAGAACTACTTATAGAGCGCCAAAGGCTAGAACAAATGACAAAAGATCTGAGAAATGACGGAGAAATCAAACAGGAGAAGGATTATTCTGGTGGGTTCGCGGAACGCTTCTCAAAGTAACTGGAACGGAGAATATGAGAGTTAAGAGAAACTACAGAAAAGAGTACGATAAGTTTCAGTCTACCGACGAGCAGAAGAAGCGCAGGGCCAAAAGGAATAAAGACCGCAGAGAGGCTGAACGCAAGGGGAAGGTAAAGAAAGGTGACGGAAAGGACATCCATCACGCCGAAAACGGTGCTAAAATCATTATGCCCGCATCAAAAAACAGAGGTATAGCCGAAAAGAGCCGACTGAAGGGTTCTAAAAGAAATTAAATACAATGGCAAAAGCAGTTTCCACCTACGAGCAAAAGAACAAGGTCTCTAGACCTGGAGTTCATGCTAAGACTAAAACGTCTTCTAGCAAAAGATCCAAGAACTACAAGAAGCCATACAAAGGCCAAGGACGATGAGGTTTTGGATTATGATCCTCCTTTTGATACTGTCTAAGATACTTAATGGACAGTGCGATTTGGAGCTGCTCGAATTCGACCCCGCGGCAGGGGAGATAACGGTTGCGTTCAACAACACCGAGAACTGCGGAGGCGTAGCAGGTCCGACAGGTATAGCTGAGATTCAGTTCGGGTTTCAGGCTCTGGACTCAAACTGCAATGCGCTTAATCAGGGGTGGGACTTCCCGTGGGGACTGAGCATCCCTGACGATAACAATCACCCTGGGTGGATATACTCTGCTACTACCACCACTTCTTCTACCAACTGGACCAATCTAAACGTTTGGGATGACTACAACGTAGATCCTCCGTACTACACGGGCGACACCATTACCTTCCCGCTAGATGACTTCTATCAAGCTGGGACCACCAGCCTTTACTCCAACCTGCTCAACGCCTTTGAGTTCTGGATGAACCAAGGTCTTGGTATTCAAGCGGTTATATGGCAGATCAGCTACGGACCCACCATGTACTCTGACAACGGTGGATGGGCTGAAGTCGGGGGCCTTGGTGGAGGCATAACGCCTGACTGCTGTGGTCTGTATGAAGACTCAAACTGGCAAGACAACTGGATAATAACTTGCCCTGATGAAGTCACCGAAGTCATCTACGTGTACGATACGGTCTATGTAGATCTACCTCCCGACACCATATATGTTCTAGAAATAGACACATTGGTAGAGTACGATACAATCCTTGTACCGATTAACTGGTACTTCTATGACACTACGTATATATACGTTACTGACACGTTGTACAACACTATCATCGACACTCTAATCGAGTATGTCGAGTTACCCCCTGACACCTTCTATACGTATCAGTATGACATAGTAGAAGTTGATTGTTCAACTGGTCAGTACTGCTCTACGCCTTTTGAAGACTGCTCTATATACATACCCAACTCCTTTACTCCAGATAATGATGGTGTAAATGACGCCTGGGGTGCTGTCACTGATCCTGACTGCTGGATATCCTGGAGGCTTATAGTTATTTCCAGAGCAGGAGATGTTATATGGGAAAGCCTTGATCCAGAAGAAGTCTGGCTGGGTGGTGAAGAGTATTATGTACCAAGCGATGTTTACGTGTATAGGGTTGAGTGCGAGGGATATGGAGAGTCCTATATCGTAAATGGCCACGTTACCGTAGTGAGATGAAGGATGAAGCTATCGTCATTGATCCCAACGGTACACAGGGTGAAGTCATCGATATCGGTGACATACACATTTGCCTTCCCCGTAAACCCAAGAAGTCAGAAATTTTGTTCTCAAACAAAAAGAAAGACTTGCAGATGTGGGAAAGGATTCCTATGCCAGAAGAACTGCGTAGGGTTCGCTCTATGGATGAGTGGGGGGAAATGCCAAGGGAGTTCCGTGAACGTTTCCGTCCATACATCGAAGAAGAGTTTAGGCGTAGACGTGATGGCGTTTGGTTTTACAACAACGGTGATCCTACATACATTACAGGCCGACACTATATGGCCTTACAATGGACCAAGTTCGACATAGGTTATCCTAACTACCTTAGTTTTCAGAGAGATATATTTTTGCACATGGCAGCGTGTGAGGCAGACCCGAATTGCATCGGTCAGCTTTACACGAAGTGTCGTCGTAGTGGATACACAAATATCTGCGCGGCGGTGCTTGTCGATGAGGCCAGCCAAGTAAAAGATAAACTACTCGGAATACAGAGCAAAACAGGTAAGGACGCTCAAGAGAACATATTCATGAAGAAGGTGGTGCAGATGTTTAGGCACTATCCTTTCTTCTTCAAGCCTATCCAGGACGGTACTACAAACCCTCGCATGGAATTGGCGTTTAGAGAACCATCTAAGAAAATTACAAAGAAGAACAAGACTGCTCAGGTTGGCGATGCGCTGAATACGGTCATAAACTGGAAAAATACTACTAACAATGCGTATGACGGTGAGAAGCTTCACCTGTTGTACCTCGACGAGGCGGGAAAATGGGAAAAACCTACAGACATCAGAGACGCTTGGAGGATTCAGAGGACATGTTTGATCGTGGGCCGAAAAATAATCGGAAAAGCAATGGTCGGAAGCACCGTAAATCCAATGGACAAAGGTGGAAAGGAGTACAAGGACCTATGGGAGGATTCGGATCCGATGGAGAGGAATTCGAATGGGAGGACTAGATCTGGACTATACAGACTCTTTATACCAGCACAGGACGCGCTAGAAGGATTCTTTGACAAGTATGGCAATCCTGTGGTTCAGGACCCTGAGGAGCCAGTAGAAGGCATAGATGGAGAAGACATCCTTATCGGCAGTAAGAAGTACCTTAAAAACGAGCGTGAGGCATTCAAAAACCAGCCTTCTGAGCTCAATGAGATTATCAGACAGTTCCCGTTTACTACTGACGAAGCGTTTAGAGACAGTATTGAGGGCAGCCTATTCAATATTGGTCAAATCTATGAGCAGATCGATCACAACGACGACCTATATCCTGATCCAGTAGTCAAAGGAAACTTTGTATGGAAGGATGGACAGAAGGACACTGAAGTATTGTTCCGTCCTGACGCCAGTGGCAGATTTAGAGTGGCCTGGTTGCCACCAAAAGAGCTCAGAAACGTAAGGAAAGAATCGTATGGGAAGATGATTGCTCCTAACGAGCTTATAGGGTGCGGTGGCGTAGACAGCTATGACATTGACGCTACTGTAGACGGGAGAGGATCTAAAGGGGCTTTGCACTTATACAATAAGTTCAACATGTCTCACCCATCGAACATGTTTGTCTTGGAGTACGCTTCTAGACCCCCTTTGGCCAAGATCTTTTATGAAGACGTATTGATGGCCTGCTTCTTCTATGGTTATCCGCTTCTTATTGAGAACAACAAGTATGGGATAGCCAGGTACTTTGAAGACAGAGGGTATGATGGATATCTCTTAGATCGTCCAGATCACCTGAAAGTTCCTGGGTCTAACTCAAACGTAAGGACTAAGGGCGTACCATCAAACTCAGCCGATGTCATTCAGTCCCATGCACAATCTATTGAGGCCTACATACATAATCACGTAGGGTTAAGTAGAGAGACAGGGGAGATGGGTAAAATGTACTTTAATAGAACTCTAGAGGACTGGATTGGCTTTAAAATAACAGACAGAACAAAGTTTGACCTTACTATTTCTTCTGGATTGGCTCTTCTCGCTGCTCAAAAGGCAGCTCCAAAAGAATTGACAAACTTCTCGGAAAAGAAGTTTTTTAGGCGCTACAAGGGTATACAGCGGATTTAATATATTTGCATTTTACAGAAAGTGCTATGGCAACTAAATACTCATCAAACTTTCCAGACCCTTTGCTCCCTAAGGAGAAGAAAGAGAGCAAGGAATATGGATTGCAATATGCCAAAGCCATACAAAGCCAGTGGGGTAATGGAACCGACTATAACTCCCTCTTTAGAAAAAGAAGAAAAGTCTTCGATAGAAACAGGGACTATGCAAACGGGACACAAGACACAACCATATACAAGCAGATTCTTACATCTCTTGATCCTAACAACGGTGACGGCAGTCTTGTTAATCTTGATTTTACCCCTGTACCTATTCTCTCTAAGTTTGCGAGGATTGTTGTCAATAAGATACTTTCTCGTGACCCGTACCCGAATGTTGAGGCGGTTGATCCGCTTTCGTCTTCGGAGAAGAACAAGCAGAAGAGAAGAGTAAACCTTCAGGTCCAAGCGAAGGAGCAACTTAAAAAACTCAAAGAGACTACAGGTATGGTGATCGATATGGATCCCGACAATATGCCTGACACTCTTGAGGAGGCGGAGATTCTGTTTGACACAAACATTAAGACTGACGCCGAAGTAGCCGCTCAAATAGGAGCCAACCTTACTTTGGAGTGGAGTGATTTCAACGACTCTACTTACAGGAGATGCGTTAATGACCTCGTGTCTCTAGGTATGGCTGTTACTCGCCGTACTAACGACCCTAACTATGGGATCAACGTAGAGTATGTAGACCCCGCTAATTTTGTTCACAGCTACACTGAAGACCCTTCTTTCTCAGACCTAATTTACGGAGGCCATGTCAGAAGAGTTACAATTTCTGAACTGAAGAGACTGGCGGGGGACGAGTTGACTGAGGATGATTATAAGAAGATACAAAAGATTGCCACCAGGGGCTCTGGAAACAAGAACTCTGGTCCATACTCCTCTACATACGATAAGCTTTCGGAGAAGTATCAGATGGGTTATGATGAATATATGGTCGAGATACTTGACTTTGAATTCATATCTACCGACACTACATACTACGAAGAGAAGGAGAATAGATTTGGGAATACCAACTTCTTCTACAAGGGGGATTCGTACAAAGAAAGAACCAATAGCATTTTTTCTCGCAAGCCTCACAAAATGGAGATGGTGAATGTGTATTGCGGTACATACATCATGGGCACTGAGTATTTGTTTGGATACGGATTGAAGAGCAATATGCCCAGAAACATTCATGACATCAGTAAGACCAATATGTCTTTCTCTGTTGTTGCGACTAACATGCGGAACATGGTCCCCAAGTCCATGGTAGATAGCTGCGTTGGATTTGCTGACATGCTTCAGATTACTCACCTGAAGATCCAGCAGTCTATAGCTAAGGCCAAGCCTGATGGCCTCATCATAGACATAGAAGGCCTTGAGAACGTTCAGCTTGGAAAGGGTGGTGAGCTTCAGCCACTTGACCTTCATGATATTTACGAGCAGACGGGTGTCTTCTACTATCGAAGCAAAAACCCTGAGGGTGGTTTCCAAAACCCTCCTGTCAGAGAGATTGGCAATAGCATTCGAAATATCAACGAGCTGATTGGTCTTTACAATCACTATCTGCGTATGATTCGTGACGCTACGGGAATCAACGAGGTTATGGACGCATCTACCCCCAAGAGTGAGGCTCTTGTCGGTGTTAGAGAGCAGGCATTGGCGGCTGCAAACAATGCGATCTATGACATAACCAACTCAGCAGCCATCCTGTACAAAAAAGTTTGCACAGACGTAGTAAAGTGTCTTCAGATACTTCCTTCTGATTCGGTCGTCACCAGGCTTTATGAGAACGCCATAGGCAAAAAGAATATGGATGTCTTGGGCTCTTTCACTCAACTCCCGATGTACAACTTTGGTGTGACGGTGCAAAGAGAGATGGAGGACGCAGAGAAAGCCTATCTTGAGCAGAACATTCAAATCTCCTTGTCTCAAAAAGAGCTGGATATCGAAGACGCTATGGCTATTAGGTCTATGAAAGACATAAACCAAGCTGAAAGACTTCTTATCTTGAGAAGAAAGAAGCGCATGATGCGTAATCAAGAGATTGCAATGCAAAACTCTCAGGCTCAGGCTCAAGCGCAAATGCAGGCTACTCAAGCTCAAGCGCAGGCAAAAGCTCAAGAAATGCAGTTGAACTCACAACTTACCGCTCAGGAGCTCCAGTTGAAGAACCAGCTTGAGATTCAGCTTGAAGGAGTTAAGCATGAGTTCAGAAAAGAGATTGAGATAATTAAGGCTAAGGCTACCCTTGGATTCAGAGAGGAGGACAAGGAGTTTAGAGAGAAGCTTGAGGTTTTGAAAGAGGACGGCAAAGACAGACGCATAGATCGTCAGGCTGAAATTCAATCAGAAATGATAGACAAGAGGGAAGGTAAAGAACCAGAAAACCCCATACAAGATGGCGAGTAAAATCAACCTTGATACATCCACCAGGCTGGATATAGTTTGTCGTAGAGGAGATACTTTTAGTTTGGAATTGACCATTAAGAACTCTTCAAACGAAAAGATTAACATCACTGAAGATCGTTTTTCTTTTCAGGTCAGGACTAAGGCTACTGCAGACGGTAGACAGGGGCTTATTTTAACTACTGACCCTGCTCAAGGCGGCCTGGAGGATCCCGTCCCGACTAATTCTCCCGCTCTTCCCCTTCGAGGAGATACCTCAACTACAGACGCTTTTGCTACGTTTTTGATAGATCGAGGCAGTTCCAACTCCGACGATTCCGACTACAGTGTGGTTAAGTTTTCTGTAGATGCAGACGACATGGCAAACGTTCCGTCTGGAAGATATGTCTATGATCTTCAAAGATTTGACAACTCTAATTCTCAGCAAAAAACCATTATTACTGGAACATTTGTGGTAAAGGAAGACATCAGTGAAGTCGGAACTATTTCCTAATGGCTATTACAGTAACATCTGAGAACTCAACTGAAATTACCGTAACTCAAGCCAGCGGTACTTCTGTTATACTTACAACTGTAGAGAACGTTGCCTTGACTACAGAGTCAAAGGCTGCTGACCTAACTGTTACCGAGAAGGGTATTAGGGGCGAAAAAGGAGATC